AATCTTGATTTAGAGAGTTAATGCTGGTAAAAACATGTTGAACATCTAAAAAGGATGCAAAAAATTTTATAAAAATTTTTATGAATTTAGAAAATATAGATATAAGTAAGCTACCACCTGACATTAGAAAAAAGTTTTTACAATTGCGTGTAATGCATGCAGAGAAAAAAATTCAAAATAAAGCAAAAGAAGATTTTTTATCCTTTGTTAAGTGTGTTTGGCCGGAGTTTATTGAAGGTGCACACCACAGACACATAGCAAAAAAATTTAATGACCTTGCAACAGGTAAGATAAATAGATTAATCGTGAACATGCCACCTAGACACACTAAGTCTGAGTTTGCAAGTTACCTTTTGCCTGCCTGGATGGTGGGCCGTAATCCAAAATTAAAGATTATTCAAGCAACCCACACAGGAGAACTAGCAATTAGGTTTGGTCGTAAGGCAAAAAATTTAATTGACTCTCCTGAATATGCAAAAATTTTTGAAACTAGACTACAAGAAGACTCTCAAGCTGCAGGAAGGTGGGAAACTGCACAAGGTGGAGAGTATTTTGCTGCTGGTGTAGGTGGAGCAATAACAGGAAGAGGTGCGGATCTACTAATTATTGACGATCCACACTCGGAACAAGACGCAATGTCCTCAACAGCAATGGAAAATGCGTACGAATGGTACACATCAGGACCACGTCAACGTCTTCAACCAGGCGGAAAAATTATTTTAGTCATGACACGTTGGTCAAAAAAAGATTTGACTGGAATTTTACTTGCAAATCAAAAAGAAGTGAAGGCTGATCAGTGGGAAGTGGTCGAGTTTCCGGCAATCCTGGACGACGGACCTAAGACAGAAGCAGTTTGGCCTGAATATTGGAATATAGACGAGCTTGAAAAAGTAAAAGCAACATTACCAGTTGGAAAATGGAACGCTCAGTGGATGCAACGTCCAACTTCTGAAGAAGGAGCGTTAATAAAACGAGAATGGTGGCGATTATGGGACCATGATGAACCACCAAACTTACATTATGTAATTCAATCTTACGATACTGCGTATCTTAAGAAAGAAACAGCCGATTTTAGTGCAATTACGACTTGGGGAGTATTTTATCCCGACGAAGACTCACCTGCTAACCTCATTTTAGTAGATGCGATCAAAGGAAGGTATGAATTTCCAGAATTAAGACGTATTGCACTGGATCAGTATAAATATTGGAACCCTGAATCTGTTATCATCGAAGCAAAGGCTGCAGGACTGCCCTTAACCTATGAATTAAGGCAAATGGATATACCAGTTCAGAACTTTACACCGAGCAAAGGAAATGATAAACACGTTAGAGTAAATACATGTGCTCCGCTTTTTGAATCTGGCATGATATGGGCGCCTGACCAGAAATTTGCGGATGAAGTAATAGAGGAGTGTGCAGCATTCCCGCATGGTGACCATGACGACTTAGTTGATAGTACAACTCAAGCTGTTATGCGCTTTAGACAAGGTGGTTTTGTACAACACCCTGAAGATTACGTAATGGAAAAACGAGCGCCTAGGAAGTTTGAGTATTATTAATGGCAGTAAATATAATTAGAAAATTTTTGATGAAAAAACTCATGAAACCTAATGCAGAGGGTATCATGAAGATACCTGAAAAAGGTAGAATTGATTTTAGTGAACATTTTATAAAAGAGAGATTATTTACAAATGGAATTGATGAGAAACTAATTAAGAATGAAAGACAGTTAGAAAATATTCTACAAAGTATTGATGAGGCAGAAGCTCGTAAATTAAAACAAGAGGCTGATAGATTAGGTTTAAATGATCCTAAAAAAAATAAATTTATGAAAGAAGGTGAAGTTATTGAAGTAGATTTTGATAAAGGTAGATGGAATAAAGCAGGTGGTGGACTTGCAAAAAAATTAATTCAAGAAATTATAAGAAAATACAAAGGTAGAGTTGATGATAGACTTTTAAATCAAATGTTAGCTGATGATAATCCACAAAGATTAGCAGAAGTTATGGCAACAGTTGATGAAGCATTAATTATGCAACAAAAAGGCATGAAACCCAATCAAATTGTAGAAACTGTAAAAGAATCTTTTAAACGAAAAAAACAAGCACAAGGTGGTAGAACCGGTTTAAGTTATTTACTTGCAGAAGATACAAATGAAAGAGTGCCTTTAGCAGGTGGTGGTTCTGGTAAACCTCCAATTAATTTCTATGTTGATTTTTCTGGATCAGGAGGAAAAGAAGGACAAAATATATATGGCATCGAAGGTTTAAATCAAAAAGGATATGATTATGGTGGCACGTTTGCTGCAGATACAACGTTTCCATTCTTTGGTGGAGAGTTAAGTGTAGGTGGTGAACTTGGTATTGGAAGAAATAAAAGAGATGTAGATTATAAAGGTCAACCTATAGATTTTTTATCTGGTGTGGGAGAAAAAAAATTAGGAGATGATTGGAATGTAGGAATGAAGTGGAGAAAGAAATTTGCAGCCGGTGGAATGGGTCGTAGAGCATTTTTAAAATTAATGGCAGCATTAGGTTTAACAGGAGCCGCAGCTAAATATGGTTTGCCAACTTTATTTCAAAAAGCAACACCTAAAGTTGCAAAAGAATTAACACAAGTCCCAATTAAAAATATTGAAGGTATGCCAGCATGGTTCAAGCCTCTTGTAAATAAAGTTATTAAAGAAGGTGAAGACGTAACTAAACAGTGGGCGTATAAGGACAGACAGATTGTCCATACAACTAAACTTCCTGATTCACAAACCGACGTATTGGTAACACAGGATTTAGATTCAGGAGATGTTTTAGTCGATATTGGATTGGAGAAACATGGTTTTGCAAGTGGTAAATTTGGTCAACCAGTTAGATTAGAATATAAAGCAGCAGAAGTTATTGAACCAGATCTTAAAACAGGAAAAGGTGGAATGAAAACAAAAGAAGAGTTTTATGTTGAAGAAGCAGAATTTACTGGAGGACATCCAGAGAATGTAAAATTTGAAGAATCAACTATTAATAAATTTGGTGAGCATGAATCTAACTTTGATGAAGTAGAAATGTTTGCTAAGGGAAAAACGAAAAAAGGCTCACGAAACGTATCAGAGAGTTTTGATAAAATGAATGAAGATATTGCTGATCGTTTTGCAAACTATCCAGACCCTGATGATTATGCAGACGGTGGTATTGCTAAGATGTTAGGAGAATAATGAAAATTAAAGATTACAACGACGCAATAGAATTTTTTAAAACAAATGATTTCCGTGCAGCCGATGGCGCGTGGTCCGAGTTCTATCAATCCGAGGTCCAAGAACCACGGATCATGGACCAAGCTTTATTACAAGATGACGTAGTACCAGGCCCACTTAGAGATGAATTACTAAAAGACTTCGATCCTTCTCAAGAAACTTACGAAGAGTATCTACAAAGAAAAAGTTTAGGTGAAAGACCCTTTAACATGAATGAAGGTGGACGGATTGGGTTTGATAGTGGTGGCAAAGCAGATCAATTATTAAAAGTATATTTGGAAGAAGGGGCAAACAGTCCTATCAAACGAGAAGTTAAAAAGGCTATATTAAAAAACCCTGCATTTAAAAAATTTATTGGTGAAGATAAATTAAAAGAACTTGCTACATTTTCTGGTGAAAAAAAAGGATGGACTGAAAGAAATTTAATAAGTAACTTTACAACTTACAGAGATCATATGAATAAACTTCCTAATAAAGGAGAAGGATATATTAGTTCTATGAAGTTAGCAGATAAGTTGGGAATTCCAGAAAGTACCTTTTGGAAAAATATATCACGTGGCAAAGAACCACAATATAATTGGACTCAAATTAAAAAAGTGTTGGGAGAACCACAAACAGTAATAGGAGAAAGAGGAACGGGAAATAAATTTTATTATTATAAAGATCCCGGTAAAAAAGAAGTTAAAGCATTACAAAAGTTTTTTGAAAGACCTATTTTAGGTAAAGATACAGTTACAGGATTAAATGCTTTTTTTAATGACACAGAACTAATGAAGATGTTGGATGACCGTATCTTTCCTGATATTGAAGATGCACAAAGAGTGTTAAAGAAGGCAAACCTTCCAGCAAGTGAACAAAATGCAGCGACAGCTATGTTGAGACTAGCAGAAGTTTTACAAGGTAAAAAATTTAAAAATGAAATTGATATAGAACCAAATAAAGTTCTTGGAAATTATATTTATAAACAAATAGATGATTTTGACATGACTCACCCGTGGGCAAGAGGGGTTTATGATGCTGCGGTAAGAGAAATAGCAGAAAACATGCCAACACAAGTGGGTAGTATAGAAAAGTATAAAACTCTGCTTAAAAGCGAATTACCAGACGGTTTTTTAGAAAAGAAAAAGTTAAATATGAATGAAATATTTAGTGTAAAGGCGTCTGCTAGAAATAAAGCGTATCCCTATGCTTATTTTATTGATGTTATAGACAGAAAATTAAATCAAAATGAATTGGCAAAATTTCATGGACATTTATCGAAAGCTCAAACTAATTTAAAAAATAAGATAGGTCAAATAAGACAAACTGAAAATCCAAAATTTAGAAAAGCTCTTTACAAGGAAGCTGAAGATATTGTTAAAAAATTTGAAGGGACAAGAAAACGATGGAGAAAAACTATTAAGAAAAATTATTCTGGAAAAAATTTTAATCTTCCAAACATTGTTCTTGGAAAAGAAAAAGAAATTTTAGCTAAAGATATGAAAATTGCAGAAAATATTTATAAAAAAGCTGATTTAGATAAATGGGCTGCAAAAGGAGTTGATATAGCAGGTCATGCTAAAAAAACTGGATATGTAATGACAGGAGCCGCAGATAAAACTGCTATGTTTGCACCAGATAAAGAACAACAAATAAAAATTCTAAAACAAATGGGTTACCGTTGTCCTAAGGCAAGTGGTGGTGGAGAAACTCTTGAATGTTACTTGGAAGATGTAAAGAAAACAAAAGCAGAAGCGAGAAAGGGAAATGTACAAGCAGCTGTTAAACAAAGAAATGCATTTAGACAAGCTAAAAAAATTCCGCAAGTTGCAAAATTATTAAGAAGAGGAATACAAGGAGTTATTGGTGGAGTAGGAACTGCTATTGGTGGTAAAATTGGTTTAGCACTTGAAGGTGCACTTGAAGGAGGTATCTATGATTATTACAGAGGCCAAGGTTATAACCATGAACAAGCTCTTCAAGAAGGTTTCTTAACTAAAGCTATAGATCCAGAAAATTACACTGGACTTTTTAATTTTGCAGATGAATTAATAGAAAAAGAAAAAATTGGAACTAGATGGGATCCATCTGGCAAAGTAAACTTAGCTGCAAAGTATGCAGATGCTCAATCTAAATATAACGAAGCATTAGATAAATATTCTGAGATACAAAATCAAAGACCTGGAAATTTAGAACAATCACAAGCACAACAAGCTGCTTTAGCAGAACAAGAAAAAATAATTAGAGCTTTAGAACCTTCTGTAAAAGCAGGCACTCCTGAGTATGAAGCATACCAACAAGCAGAAGAGAGACAAACAGCTTTAATGGATAAAAGAGCAAGAGACTATAAATCTAAAAATAGATTTTTAGGTTTAGAATGGGATTTGTCACCAGAACAAATTAAACAAAGAACTCCAAGTGATTTTAAAGAAAGACAAATGCTTAAACAAAGAGAAAAGGAAATGGAAGAATATAAAGGTGGTCAAGAAGCTTTTACTATTAAACCTGGTGAATATATAGACTGGGGAGCGTATGGATTGGATGATGAAGAAGGTATTAAAGAAAAATGGAGACAACTTTATGAAATTGGTGGAATAGATTTATTAGATAGAATTGGCATTGCTGGTGGAGTATCAAATTTAGCAGAGGGCGGAATAGCGAGTTTAAAAAGAAAATGAAAAACCCAACATTAGTTAAAAACATGAAGCACGTTAAATGGAAGGAAATACCACCATTAAAAGGACCTAGTTCGCAGGGGTTGATTAAAGATAAAAAACAAGATAAGAAGAAGCAGGAGAATTTAAATGGCAGAAATAGATAAAGGTCTCCCAAATGTTAAAGAACCTGAAGAACTCTTAGAAGAAGAGACTCTTGAGGAAGTTGACATTGCAGACCAATTAGGAAAAAAACCAATCGAAGTAACCGAAGAAGATGATGGTGGTGCTACAGTTGATTTTGATCCAAATGCAATGCCGGCACCAGAAGAAGGTGACCACTTTGCAAACTTAGCAGAATTATTACCAGACGATATTTTAGACCCAATGGCTAGCCAGCTAGATGGAGATTACAGAGAATATAGAGCATCAAGAGCAGATTGGGAAAGGGCTTACACTGTGGGCTTAGATCTGTTAGGATTCAAGTATGAAAATAGAACCGAACCTTTCCAAGGCGCGTCGGGGGCGACTCACCCGGTACTTGCTGAAGCTGTTACTCAGTTTCAGGCGCTCGCTTATAAAGAGTTACTCCCAGCTGATGGACCAGTAAGAACTCAAATTTTAGGGATTAGTAATCCACAAAAGGAACAACAGTCTCAAAGAGTAAAAGATTTCATGAACTATCAGTTAATGGATCAAATGAAAGAATATGAACCTGAGTTTGATCAAATGTTATTTTATTTACCACTTGCAGGTTCTACATTTAAAAAAGTTTATTATGATGATTTATTAGGAAGAGCAGTTTCTAAATTTGTACCAGCTGATGATTTAATTGTACCATACACTGCAACTTCATTAGAAGACGCAACTTCAGTTTGTCATGTAGTTAAAATTTCTGAAAATGAATTACGTAAACAACAAGTCTCTGGTTTTTACAGAGATATAGAGTTAGCTAAACCGCAAGATGTAAATGCGGATCAAGTAGCTAAAAAAGAATTAGAAATAGAAGGTTTAAATAAATCTCAAAGAGTAGAACCTTTATACAAATTATTAGAATTCCACGTTAACCTTGATTTAGAAGGTTTCGAAGATGTTGGCGCCGATGGTGAACCAACAGGAATAAAATTACCTTACATCGTTACAATCGATGAGGGTAGTCGGAAAGTTTTGTCTATTAGACGAAACTTCGCGCCCAATGATCCAACGAAAACTAAGATCCAATATTTCGTCCACTTCAAATTTCTGCCAGGACTTGGATTTTACGGACTTGGACTCATTCATATGATTGGCGGACTGAGTCGTACGGCAACGGCGGCTCTCT